CCATTTGGCCGCTTCGGTTGTTTTTTGTTCTGGCTTCTTGCCTGTTTGTGGCATGTTCATTTTCTTTTGCAAGTCACGGATCATGTCTACATCATCACCGTGGCCAACCTTATTCAGCACAGCACCGCCGGCTTTCTTGGCCATGCCGCCAACTTTCTTGACCACATCAACTAGACCTTCGTCTACTTCTTTGTTGTCATACTTGTCGTATTTGTCGCGCACCTTGTCAAGGTCTTTGCCTTCACGTCCAGCTTTGGCTAAGGCTTCCATTCCTTCTTTGCCGTATTTTTCGTAGCCCTTGGCTGCACGACTCATGCCTTCTTCTTCTAGTTGACCAGCCTTCTTCATTTTCTGGAATTGTGCACCAGCAACACGCTCACCGGCTGCTTTGCTACCATACTCTTTGGCAGCCTTGTCAGCCACAGCCTTGAATCCAGTTGTGGCATTGTTGTGCTTGCCCATGTCACGCTCGTTCAATTGTGCGGCTTCGGGTCGGGCAGCAATGCTGTCTAATGTTTTGTTTAGGTTGTGGAAAAAACTCATTTTATTATCCTTTAGGGTTGTAGCCGGTGGCTGGCTTGGGTGGGCGTTTGACGTTGGTCATTGGACTCTTGTCACCCATGGGTAAACTGTTTGTGGTCACTGCTGGAGGTGTCTGGCCGCCGGCCACTGTGAAGTCACTGCGATAGGTATTTTTTAACACTGCATGTTGATCATACGGAGCAGAGTAGTCTTTGTACAAGGCCTTCTGTTCTGCGTCCGGTGCAGGATATGGAGAATCCAATAGGTCTTTATTTTGTTTTTCAACATCTGCAGTCAACTTGTCATTGCTGTCTTCATACGGCACAGTAAGCATACGCACACGATTTGGATCAATGCCCATCATTTGTGCAATCTGCTGTATCTGTGGCTCAATTGCAGGATAGCGGAATTCAACATCCATGTGTGTCACACTATGGTTATCGAACGCAGGAAAGTCTGCCGGACGAGCCTGAACTGGTGATGTCTTTGGCGCGGTGATCTTAACCACGTCAAATTGACGAAGTTTTTCTTCCAGTGCCCGAACTAAATCTTTGGGAGTATCACCCACGATTTTAATGCGGTAGTTGTATACTCTTTCGTTTTCTGACAAGTATTCTTTAAAATGTTTCATAATCAATCCCTATACGATATTTATGCAGGTTTATTCTTTTGATCTCTTGTGCCGATAAGTCGATCCAATAAATCGTTGCGACTCAGCACTTGACCTTCGGCAGTTTCCACAGATTCTTCTTCAGTATCACCTGCACGTTTTTCCCGGTCCAGATCCAGTTTGGCTTTTTGCAACTGCAACTGAATCATCTTGAGTTTCTTGTTCATCTTGGCTGTTTTAGCAGTAAGTGCATGTCCCAGCATGGCACCTGCCACTGCAAAGATTTCACTGGCATAGCGGCTGTCCACTTGCATACCAAGGTCCATTAGGTCATCAAAGGTTTCTGTGGCTTTTTGTGCCAGTTCGTCCATGTCGCCATCTGAAGCTTCTAGATCACGCACACTGGGTAAGGCAGCGTCAATCTTGTCAATGGCATTGTCAATTTCAGTTATGGCATATTGCGTGGTGGCAATATCCGGCACAGTTTCGTCTGTATCGGCAGTGCTAGACGGCAAGTCGAAGAGGTCTTCTAATTTTTTAGTCATACCATATTTACCGCTTTTGCGGTATAGTGCGGCTTATTTTCCGCCGTTACGAAACATGTCTTCTTCTGTGATTACGCGAAATTTTAAGCCGTTGCGATTGCACCATTTGGTTGCAGAATCCCATTTGGCGTAGTTGATGGCCACTACCATACGGTCTCTGTTGCTCATTTTGCTTTCAATGATGCTTTGTTTTTTGGGTTTGATTTCGATCACTTCTGCAATCAAGGTGTTTTGGCGTGTTCTGTAAGTGATCAAAAAGTCCGGCACATATATGCTTTGTTTTCCTGTAACAGGATTGCGATAAGGGATCTGTATACTTTCACTGGCCCACTGCATCACATTGTCGTTGTTGTCCAGGAATCGCATAAAACTCAACTCCCATCCTGACCTATAACGTGGCACACCTTTGCCCACATATTTGGCAGGATTTTTTACAGTGTAGGGTCCTTGCGCAAACTTGCTCATGCCCGGACATTTCGTGCCGCATAGTAGTTTGGCTGCACAGGTTGTGATACGCCAAGCAAAGTGCTGTTGCTACGTTGATTGTTAAGATAGTAGGCCAGAGTCAAGTTTAGTTCTGCAGTGTTTTCAGTTGTTTGCATCTGCTGTAACAATGACAGTGCAGGTATGCTTTGTTCATTGGAAACTCTAAACAGTGCGGTGGCAAAGTTGGCAGCGGCAGAATCAGTAGTGTATATTGATTTGAAGTAACTGAGAACTGCATCCCACTCATTGCTGTCAACAAACTGCTCATATCCGTAAAAGCTGTCAAACACTCTCACAGTGAGATCCAGATTATAGTTGGTATTATTAACTGAGTTCATGTTCTAGGAGGCGGTTGTTTAGGAAATAACATACTGTTGGCAGAGTTTGCCGCGTTGCGCATTGCGCCCGGTAAACTGTTGCGCAACACATCTTGCTTGACAGCATTTGCATCATTGCGTATGATATTGCTGAGTGGTGTTTTCTTCAGTGTTTGGTTTACATTCAGTGCTTTTTGTACACCACCAATCACATTGGCAAGGCTGCCGCGACCAGACATCAGTGCAGTCAAATCTTCGTAGATGCCCACGCCCGCATCCAGTAGACCGCCTTGTCCCAGCACAGTTGACTGACTGCCAGGGCGCGAGATTGAACTGCGAATTTGATCGTAACGATTGGGATCAGCAAAGCCAACCACATTGGTATCAGGACGCACAGCACCAATGGCACCTGAATAGTATTTTACAGTTTCATATCTTATTGTCACGGTATGTGTCATAATGCCGTTGCCTTGACTGTAGTCATAGGTGTCGTGTTTCCAATCTGTGATCATTGGATTCACCAGCACATAGGCAGCAAACTTGTGCTGATTAAGTCCGTAAATTTTGATATCGCGAAAGAAAGGTGGCTTACCTTCTGGAGCAAATGTTCCATCAGTATAACTTTCACCTATATAACCCCAGTCGTTTACAAATCTATCATTGCTGTAGGTGTCACGTGTGTTGTAGCCAAAGCCTGTGGGTGTGGTTTGTAGATTGCCCGAAGTTCCGTTGGTGTTTGGCACACCTTCATACTGTTGCACAGGATCTTTATAGTAGTAACTGAAGTAGTTGTACCACATGTTGCGAATTAAATCACCACCATCATCATTGAATGTTATGGTAACAGGTTGATATTCAATTTTACTCTGTACCAATCGCTTGCGATTGTACTGATTCATTGTGTCAACTGATATTTGATAACTGGGCAAGTCAATGGTTTTAACCGACAGGCCAATGCTGGCAGCATCGCCGTTGCCAACCATGGCTTGCAAGAATGGGATTGCACCAGAATTTAAATTGAAGAATGTGTGGAAGTTAAACTTGAGTCGTGGTGCAAGTTCGTATCCATTTGTACGAAAGGTTTTACTGGCATGGGTATAATCTCTTAACCCGTTGTCGCCAATAAAACCTTTTAGAAAGTTTTGTCCAAAACTCATTAGACTACTTAGGCGCCTTGCGTGCCACCCAAGCCAGTTACTGTGCCTAGTGTAGTGCCAAGGATGGTGCCTGTTTCGCCAACACCACCACCAACAACCTGGTTGGCATTGTCAAAGGTAATACTCAGTGCAATAGTCATTGCTTCACTGGTTGCGTAATTGGCATCACCATAGTTTACTTCTTTCAAGTAGCAGCCATACAATTCCCATGATTCAAGCACAGTTGGAGCAACAGCACCATTGCCACCGTCAAGTACTTCAAACTTGGTTGTGAACTTGTAATCTGCACCTGCAGCCGCTGATGCCATTTCAAAGAAGTCCAATTGTTTCTGCAGTTGTGATCCAACCAGTTGTTGTACATTGGCTCCGGCATCGTCACGCAAGTTGCAACTTACATCACCCCATGAGTGCTTGCCAGCCATTTTAAGAGTGGAGTTATAGATTGGAATATCTATATTTTCAAATGTCACTGTTGGGCGTGTAAAGTCAATGACTTGTTTGGTCATCTCGGTAACCGGACCACCTTGCACACCAAAATTTTCAAATATCACTCGGAAGCGATATTTTAATTTTGGCATTAATATACCTGTACTGCCTTGGCTAGCGTCACTTGCCAAGGGTACTGTCATTTTGTTTAACGATGCTGAAGCCATAATTTTTATCCTCTGTTACTGTTATTTATGTTATCTATACGTGACTAAAAATAGGGACCGGGTCCCTATTTTATTAGCCTCCGGCAGCAATTTCTCCGGTGTTCTTGATACGAACTGGAATGTAGATAAACTCAACAGCCTTGACTGGCTCAATGGCAATATCAACATACAATTCGTTGCGATCTATACGTGCAGGAGTGTTGTTTGATGCATCGCACACCACTAGATAGTCATAGATACCACGTTTAGCAACCAGGTCAATCATTAGACCGTCAATTGCGTTTTTAATCTGATTGCGTGTGATCTGATCATTTGGTTCAAACAAGAACTGCTTGCCGATGATGTCCAAGCGTCCACGGATGAATGCAACCAAACGTGACACGTTGATACGATCCATAGCGGTTGTAAGGCTTGTGGTTGTTTTGTTACCAAAGTTAGTGATACCAACACCAGGAATGAATGTGATTGGGTTAATTGCATTTTCATACAAGACATCACGCAGACCTTGACGTACACCCAATGATGTGAATTCGCCTGTGGTAGCATTGACATAGCCAAGTTGTACAGCGTTGTCAATTACACCACGACGTGTTCCGGCTGGAGCAAACCAAGGGAATGATACTTCGTCACTGCGAATAATTGTGCGAATCATCATGTGACTTGGTGCTGTCACCACTGGACTACCGCTCAAGTCAGTTGTTTGGCAACTTGGGTAGAATACGCCCATGTATTGATTGCCCACTGTCAAGCCGTCGCCTGTGTCTAGACCTAGACCGTTGTTGTTGCTGGCCCACAGCAGGATGTCTTGTGGATCTAAGCGCAACGGTGTATCACCAATCACAAAGCCTGTGTTGTTGCGCTCGTTGTTGAGTGCAATCATGTTTGGCATCAATTCTGGGTATGCAGGAGTTGCCATCAAGTTGAACTGACGTTGTTCTTCACGAATATCTGTGTTTGTGTCAATGCCCGACTTCAGTGCAGCCACAATCATGGCACGTTGTGCTTGGCGTCCCATGTATGGAGCACCATTGGCTTTTAGTCCACTGGCTGTTACCCAGGCATTGGTCACTGTGGGCAGTGTGTCATCTGGGAATGTGTCAGCATTGAAGTAATCAACTTGGAAACTCTTGACATTGAATCCTGAACGACGTGTGTTGAACAACAACATGCCTTGTGGATACAGTGTAGATTGTGGAGCATCTAGATCTAAATAATCACTGGTCAACAAACTAGTGATAGTTGGGAACGGTGCTGTGATAGGATCTGTAGTGCCGTTTGGTGCCCAACGTGCATCAGCAAATAACACACCATTTTCTGTAGTTTGATCAGTGTTGTCGATGGCCACCCACTGATCAACTCCATTCACTGGCTGCCAGCGATACAGTCTTGGATAGTTTTCTAAATCACTTGTGTCCACCCATAGATCACCAAAAACCAATGGCGATTCTGATTCGTCTGTCTGTGTTGTTGGTGCAGTGGCACTGATAATAGGACCGGTAGCATTGGTTGCACTTAGATCGTAACCACGAATATCGTTTGTCACGTTCTGATAACCTTGCCAT